CGGCGGCTTCTGCCTTACCGTCAGCACCAGTTTGTACAGCAGCACCAGCGCCGATTGTGCCGCCAGCTTCAACCATGACGGAGCCTGAGACGCATACGGTCACAGCGGCACCAGCAGCGCCACCTACAAGGCAAACACCAATAGTGTTTTCACCAGCAGCGTCAGCAAGGTCAACCTGACCATCGGACTCAAGAGTTACGAATTTGAATTGTGCGGCAGAGAGGTTCTCGCCAGCAATGAATGTGCGGTTATCACGAGATTGCATAACAGCCATGATTATTCCCCTTTATAGGATTTGTTGATGAGTGTTTTGCCTTCGTCAGTCTTCGCTACAGCAGCGTAAGCCTTGGCATAATCACTCTTTTTGAGTTGGTTGTCGTCCATGTAGGACTTCACGAGAGCATCCAGTTTGTCAGCAGAGGTAGCGAACTCACCGTCTACATCGGACTTACCAAATTCTTGCATGGCAGCTTCAAAAGCAGCATCAGCCGCCTTAAGTGCTTCCATGATAATTTCTTCTTCTGCGAACTTAGCCACGAGGGACTTAGCAACAGAAATGTCAAAGTGTGGGAGAACTTCACCAGCACGTTTGGTCAATTCAATGTCAGCTTTCTCAACAGCAGCTTCTTCAAGTGCTTTGAGTACTGGCGCAGGAATGTCGCTCTTAGCAACCATCTCGCCAGAAACTTCCATCATCTCAGCTTCAGCTTTCTTTTCGATAGCGTCCGTCTTGATGATATAACCATTCTCAATGAGACCTTTGCGAAGACGCTCGTTCTCAGCTTTGAGTGTTTCTACGTCAACCTTAAGGGTATCAAGGTCGATCTCTTCGGCAGTAGCTTCTTCTGCCTTGTCTACTTCCTCAGCAGCAACTTCCTCAGTCACTTCTTCGGCAGCTTTTTCCATGTCGTAACCAAGAGCCTTCATAGCCTCTGGTTTCCCACACGCTTTCTCTTCCATGTACGCCTTAACCTTGGCTTCCATTTCATCAGTCATTTTAGTAATTTCCTCTTCGGAAGTGTCACGCTTGAAGAGGCTAACCATTGCCTGTGCATTGGCAGGGCGATCTACGAGAGAAAGCTCCTCAAGGTGCAAGTTTTTTAGGAGGTTAGGCAAGATTAAATCTCCTCTTTCATAGCACGACCGCCAATAGAGAAGGCCGCAAGTTCGCCAGACTTAACCATATCCCAGACGGTATCATCGAATACTTTGTACGCAACAACCCACCCTTCACGATTAGACTGGATTCCTAGAGCATCACCAATCTCTTTAGTGATAGGCAGCGAGTGTACTACTGTACCAACTTGCTCACCCGTGTGCATCGCCTTGCCGACCCGCACATGCTCCATAAATTCGTTTACAGCTTTCACAAGAGTGGCAGCTTCAATAACATCCCCTTGGCGGTCTACTACAGCTTCACCATCTTCGGTTACTACTGAAGCCCAACCATAAACCATACGTTGTTCGTCGTCGGTCTTGAGGATTTTACCTTCGATATTCTTTGTCATATCACTCACCGATGTCCCTGCTTCCCACATACGGCATGACCAGTAGCCAGCCTTTGTCTTATCTGTCTTGGTGTCACATGAGTGTCGGGAGCGGAAGTTGGCCCTAGCTTTAGGGTCATCACGACGGATTTCCATGTTAGGATCACCGAAGGTAACTCGCTTAACCTTGTCGCCATCTTGTACGAAGACTTCAAACTTCTTGTTGCCACCTTTGATACGACGGGGTTTGTTAAGGGTGACACTTTCGCCCTGATAGTCAGCCTTGGCGAAGTCTACCTTGAGTACCTCTTGTACGATAGCCCTGAGAGCCTCTATGCGGTCCACTGAGGGGGCTTCTGGTTCTTCGGTAGCCTCACCCTGCTCGTAGAAGGCTAAGTAAGCCCTATGGCTCTCTGCTGGCATAAACACAGCTTGACCATTATAGTCAGATACGTGGGTAACACCCCCAAGACCTAAGTCCATGCTACGGGAGACTGCTTCAGCTTCGGTTGTGAAGATGTCGTTAGCATATTGTGCTTTACGAATATTCAATGGTTTGGCCTCGCGTTGTCTACTAGGATTAAGTCGAAGTTACATGACACCCGTGTGCCAGCACTCTCAACCCGATAAGCAATAATATCAATGTCAGTCTTCTCAGGGAAGAGAAGGGGTACAGTGAAATCATAACGGTAGCTGCTCTCATACACTTCAGTTAAGTGCTTAATTCTGAAAGACCTGCTAAACTCTCTTGCGTACAACCTACACTGAGCGTCCTTACCCTTGTTCACAGAGAAGTCTAGGTTAATAAGGTATCCAGTGAAACCTGCTGGAACTGTGTAGACTGCCATCAGGGTTTGAGCTAGAGTGGGATCAACCTGAGCTACTACAACCCCTGTACCACTTACAGTTCTAGCTGTAACAGTACCTGCGTTAATAGTGCCGTGATTGTATCCCATACGGTAGATACGCTTGAATTGATTAACTGTAGCAACTGCTGTTTGACCAGCCATCTGAACAGACTCAACTAAAGGTAAGTAGTTGGCATCAAGACCCTCAAGTAGAACAGTGTCTGTGTCGCCAGTGTCTGTTGAGATAAGGTATAGCGTCTCAGCAGCATCTAAAGCGGCCCAAGGATAAAGACCTCCAGCACTCCAGACACTCTCTGGGTCAGAGTTACTGCTTACGTCAAAGTTAGCACCAAACTTCTGCACTGAGGAGTAGTAATTAACGTCCCCTTGAGCAATAGCTAAGTAATCATGTTGATACAAGAGCTTCGACCAAGTTGACATTAGAGCCACCCACGCTTAGGTGTGTCAGGTGTAACACCGTGTGATACATCAAGAGCCTCGACAGCATCACGTATAGTCTCGCTAGATAAGCGGATGTTTACATGCCAGCCATCAAGAGCAGCCATCTCTGGATACTCCATGCCCTCGTCATCTGTAAGTGTAACGCCTGTGGCCTCGTATAAGACCCCTACAACGTCGATAGCGTAATCTACTGTGTTACTCACGAACTTAACTTCATCATCGTAGAAAGCGGACAATACTGAGGGCATAGACGCCTCAGATGCCAGCTTGAGATAGAAGTCAGTCTTTGGTGCTTCTACTTCGCCTATCATGTTGATGCCTCCGTAATACCTACGTCACCTAAGTCATCAGACCACATACGGAACTGTCCGATTGTACCCATGAAGATGTGTCCAAGGTTTAAGTCAGTAGCGGACAAGTCAGGGAGAATCGTAGGGGTTGTGTTGGCTGTCAAAGCCGTACCACTGATTGCACCGTTGATGAACGTAGAGCCGTGGCGTGATGCAAGGTTAAACGATACGTTAGTGCCACTTGTAAAAGAGCCACCCGTAACTGTATCGACAGTGCCAACGGCCTCCTGTGTGAAGGAAAAGTTGTTAGTACCAGTCTCTAGTAGGATTGAGTTGTTGGCGTCTAACAACCAACGTACAGGTGTTAGTGTGTCGCCTGTCATCTTGCCATCAATCTGGACAGACATGTTAGTGCTGACCTCTTTTATGGATACGTTGTCAAACCAAGCCGACCCAGTGGCATTGCCCGAAAGAAGATAAATGTTTGCAGCACTAGCACCCGCCGTGAAATACATCGTATATGACCCAGTGGCACTTACCGTTAACGAACCTTGCAACCCTGCGGCACTAAGAACACCATAAACTTCTACCTTAACACTTGAAAGAGTTCCTAGTTCCACGTCCCAAGTTAGTCTATATCTCTTCCCTGTTGTTGTCGGAACACTGTTTAATGTCGTCCTCGCACCGTCGAAAGCCGTAGGTGCTGTTATCTTCAGACGCCCATTATCCCAAACTGGCGTATCGTTATAGCCTTGCCAACCAGACAAATCAGTATCAAAAGTACCATTAGGAACTAACTCAGTTCCTGTAGTCTCAACAGGAGTAGGATAAGGTAGGTTAGCCGCAGGGACTGTTAGTGTCTCAGCAGCACGAGTTGCTGAAGCACCCGCTGTTGGGATGTAGCTTGATGGGGTTGCGCCAGCTTCGAGTTGTGCGTTTGTGACTGTACCTGAAACGGTTAATGTCAGAGTTCCCGCTGTTGGGGTAAACGTCAGATTAACTCGATTGTTCTCACCTGTACCTGTTCCAACCAGAGGCCCAGCAGTAGACACACCAGATAAAGTAACTGTGCCTGTTCCTGTAAAGCTGATGGTATTAGCTACAGCAGCTACAGTAGCACTTTGAGTAGATAGTGTGCCAGAGTTCAACAACAGGTTAGTCCGAGCTTCACTTTCGTGGAGGATGCCTTCGTTAACCCAAGCAGAGCCATTGTAGATGTGATGACCTGTCCGAGGGACGTTGTTGCCTACAGTCACCAGAGTACCAGAGCTATTCACCATAGTAGCTGAAGAGGCCCGTGTGTGAGTTATAGATGCACCGAATGTAGAGTCAGTTGCACTCTTACGGAAGTAGTTACCCTTGAAGTCAAACACCAAGGCTGGCTCAAATCCATTTACTGCATAAGCGGAGTAGCCGTACTTAGAGATATAGTTGAAGTACCAGTTAGAGTTCTTAAACTTAAAGAACGAATGGCTGTTAATGTCATAACGATCTGTACCCGTGTCATACGACATGCTGTTAGGCAGATTAGCTCTTACGTAATCATTATAGATTTTCGTTGGATTATCAACCATTGTCTACACCACCATCTTTATCTTGATCCTGTGTAGGCTGAACACCAACCTCAGGATTATAGTCCAACTCAGCAATGTCCATAAGGTCACTGATAACCTCAGGGTGAGACGACACATCAATGCCAGCACCGTTAAGGTTACGAAGGAAGGAGGCAATCTCACGAAGATCGTGTGGAGCAACATCGCCAGCTACAATAGTGGGCATGTTATCATAGTTCAGACCGTTCAACTGCCACAGGCGCTCTACAAGTTGTTTGTTGAGAACGTCTACGATTGCTTGGATGTAACTCTCAAGCGCACGGAGGAACAGGTCTGTCTTCGACTTGGAGAGGGCGTAAGAACCACCCTGCGATCCTAGCAGAAGAAACTCTGAAAGCATGGAACGAGCAATGTCGTGCTGGTAACGACGAACAATGGGGTCGATGTTAATGTTTCGGCTACCGCTAGACGACATAAGCTCAATGTCAACTAATCTTTGGTTGGTAGGCGCACCGTCTTTATCAGGGTAGGTGTCGGAAGGTAGTACAATGTAGCCCTGCTCATTAAACTTGACATCACGGAGGATTTGTTGCAGGTTGTGTACGAAGCCAGCCTGTGCAGCGGAAGCATCACCAGAGAGGTACTCAGCGGGGATACGAGCAACAGGAATACCAGCAAGTTCACGCTCAACTGCGATAGCCTCAATAGCTTGGAGGTTGTTCAAGTATTCATAAGACGTGTAAGCATTACGCAAGATAGAACGACCAGAAGGGTCTCCGTTCAAGCTAGTAGTGCGGTAGTACAAAGACTTGTTCGTGGGAATGTAGTTAGAGCCACCCATGTGACCAACTGACTGCTGTACACCAAGTACCTCACCAGTCTTGTAATCTACATCAAACTTGTTCACAGTCCAAGGCGCACGAGAGGCAATCTTCTGAACACCAAGGCGACCGTCGGTATACTTAGAGTGCTTCTTAGGGCTACGCTCTGTAGGACCAACACGACGCTTGTA